ACCATCAAAGTATCGCCAAAAGCCATAGGTTCTTTGTATTCCCATGTAGCTGATGGGTCTAGTTGTAACAACTGGTCTACTGCCCATGCCCATGAAAGGTATGTAAATTTACCTTTCTTTTCTGTATGTTCATTGACATTAATCGTGCGGAGTTCGTTAAAAGTTTTCATATTAATCCCTGTTATTTGAGTTGTAATCTTCAATGGCATCGTTTTCAGCGTAGCGTTCTAGCTTTTCGCAAGCAAAGTTCCATAAAGCACGACCTAATTGCTCAAAGTTACGGTCATGTAATGAATCGCCTACTTTTTCTTTGATTTGGTCGTATTCGTCTTGGCTAATATCTGTAATACAACTAAAGAAGTTGTCAAACTTGCGTACATCGTATTCGCTGTTTAATAGCTCGTCTTTGCGTTCACTAAGAAAATCATCGTTTTCATAGTATGGGGCTTGTAGCCAGGCATCGTAGCGGTTCATATTAGCCCCCAACTCTTAAAACATATACAAGGGCTAAACCACCAAATAGGATAAATCCTGTAATTGCACCGATTAAAAAGTCTTTCATTTACTTACTCCCTTAAAAATTAATAAATTTACTGCATAGGTATAACTATACACCACTTTTATACATAATCAACACATTTTTCCACATATTTTGTAGGGAGTTTCCCTAATGTTCCACTTTTTCTAGGATTTAGTATATACTAGCCAAAAGAAAGGAGTATTACATGAACCCAATGGATTTATTAAAAGTTGAGTTTGGGTCGCTTAAATCGCTTGCAGATGCTTTAGGTATTAAGCAAAACACGGTTTATTGCTGGCATCAATCCAACATTCCAATTAAGTATTTAAAGACGATTGAAGAACTTACTGAAGGTAAGGTAAATCGCTATATGTTAAGACCAGACCTATTTAAAAAGGACTGAAATGTACTATTACAAATTCAATATTGGAGATTGGCATTTAGCTACAAGTCATTTGACTTTAGAAGAAGAAGCCATTTATTTCAAATTGATAAACTTTTATTACGACACAGAACTACCTATTCCTAAAGAAACCCAAACGGTTATCAGACGGTTAAGGTTGGGTTCTTACTCGGATATTGTTGGGTTAGTGCTTAAAGAGTTTTTTGTTTTACTTGACGATGGATGGCATCATTTAAGATGTGATGCTGAGATTGAAAAGTATCATCAAAAGTCTGAAACTAATAAAAAAGTTGGAAAATTAGGTGGTAGACCTAAGAAAATCAATAACTTAGACAATAACCCAAAAGAAACCCAAACGGTTTCTGAAAATAACCCACAAATAACCCTAACCACTAACCATAAACCAATAACCAATATATATACGAGTGAGTTTGAATCTTTTTGGAAGGCTTATCAAAAACCAACTGGTAAAGCTAATGCTTTTAAAGAATGGAAAAAGTTAAAGCCAAGTGAAGAACTGATTAAAACGATTATTTCTAAAGCTACTCTACAAGCTAAGTTAGTTGATAGGCAATATCGCAAGGATGCAGAGCGTTGGTTGCGTGATAAGCGATGGGAAGATGAATTGCTAGTTGAACAGACTAAAAAAGCATGGGATGGTGCATTATGATTGGTCATAACGAAGCATTCCGTTATTACTTTGATAATGGCGTTCTACATGGCGTATTTATCATTGTAGGGGATAAACCTAAAGACTTTGACGCTAATAGCTCGTATAGTGCTAATCCCTCAATTTATACGCAAAAGCGTAATCCTACGAGATACGACCTTGCATTTGTTAAAGACCAAATAGTTCATTTAATTCATGGTGAAAACGCAACAGATGAGTTGTTTGCTAAGTGGTTTGCTCATTTAAGCGAAATGAAACCAAGAGTAATGGTAGCTACTGATTCAGAGAAAGATATGTATGTTTTTAAAAAACATTGATTTTGAGCAATATCAAGAGTTGCACGATATTGTTTATCAAATTAAAGAAAAAGGTGAATTTGAAGATTCTCTTAATTCTTATTTTGAAGGCAATTTGTATTCAAAAGGTTGCAGTTTGCCATGGACTAAGACAAGAGAAACGATTGCATTAAGACCATCAGAAGTTAGCATTTGGGCAGGTATTAACGGTCATGGCAAATCATTACTTTTAGGACAAGTTGTTCTTTCATTGCTAGAACAAAAACAGAAATGCCTTATAGCGTCATTTGAAATGCGTCCAGAGGTTACTTTGGCTCGGATGGCACGACAGGCTATCGGAACTAAAAAACCCTCTCAAAACGCCATTAAATCGTTTTCAGAGTGGTTGCCTGACCAACTTTACATCTATGACCATCATGGAATGATAGAAAGCTATCAAATGTTAGCAGTTTGTCGCTATGCACATGAGGTTTTAGGTCTAAATCACATAGTCATTGATAGCTTAATGAAATGCGTTAGGGGTGAGGATTCATATAACGAGCAGAAAGACTTTGTAAACGAGCTGTGTTCCATTGCAAGGGCTACGGGTATGCACATTCACTTGGTTCACCATATTAGAAAGGCTAATGATGAGAAACAAATTAGCGGAAAGTTTGACCTTAAAGGCTCAGGCTCAATATCAGACCAAGCGGACAATGTATTTATTGTATGGAAAAACAAGGAGAAAGCTCAGATTGTGGCTACTCAGCCTGGTTATTTTGACCGAGAAGAACCTGATGCCATGTTGGTTTGCGAAAAGCAAAGAAATGGAGAGTTTGAAGGAAGAATAAAGCTATGGTTTGACTATAAAAGTCAGCAATTTATTGAATCGGCAGATACGCCAATACATGATTATTTGGAGTCAGTATGAATTATTTAAGCGTATGTTCTGGCATTGAAGCTGCAACTGTAGCTTGGCACGATTTAGGATGGAATCCTGTAGGTTTTAGCGAAATAGAGAAATTTCCAAGCGAAGTATTAAAACATCATTACCCAACAGTCACTAATTTTGGTGACATGACAAAATATAAGGAGTGGCAAATTGACGGAACAGTTGGACTTTTGGTCGGAGGAACTCCCTGCCAATCATTTAGCGTTGCAGGTCTTAGAAAAGGACTTGAAGACCCAAGAGGGAATCTTGCACTCACCTATTGTGGAATTCTTGACCACTTTAGACCCAAGTGGTTCGTTTGGGAAAATGTGCCAGGTGTCCTCAGTTCCAATGGTGGAAAAGACTTTAGTTCCTTTCTCTCAGCGGTGGTTGAACTCGGGTATGGGTTCAGCTACAGAGTGTTGGATGCTCAATACTTCGGAGTCGCCCAAAGACGCAGACGAGTGTTTGTTGTCGGACATCTTGGAGATTGGAAACCTACGGCAAAAATTTTATTTGAGTCCGAAAGCCTGTCAAGGAATATTAAGGAGAGCAGAAAAAAGGGGGAAGCAGTTGCCAAAAATGCTTTACCAAGCATTGTTGGAACGCTCGATACAGAATGTGGAGGAGCAAAATTAAGTCATCAAACAGCAACTAATGGTCATATTATTCCAACTTATTGGAATGGAAATCAAAAAGCAGATTGTTTAACTGCTAAAGGAGATGACCAAAGGATGCCTGATAAAAACAGATTTCAAGCTGTTATAGAAACTTATGGAATACCAGGTAATTGGATTGGTCGTAAGCCTGAGAATGGTGGAAACGCTACAACTCCTATGAATGACATAGCTCCATGTTTAACAAAAACAGATAGACATGGGGTTGCAAACAATATGGCAGTTCGTAGGCTAACACCTGTTGAATGTGAAAGATTGCAAGGATTTCCTGACAATTACACAAACATTAAGGAAAAATGCCCAGATGGACCAAGATACAAAGCATTAGGTAATTCAATGGCAGTACCTGTAATGAAATGGATTGGACAACGAATAAAGGAATACGAAAATGGAACAAGTAATTGAATTTTTATTAAAAAACGCAGGTAAATACGCTAAGGCTAAGTCTGAACGCATATATCTTGAAGAATTTAGAAAATCTAAAAAAGCACTTTTAATGCAAGAAGCTGAATTAGCAGGCGTAACGACAAGTGCAGCACAAGAGCGTGACGCATACGCAAACATTGAATACAGACAACTTTTAGAAGGTCTTAAAGAAGCAGTAGAAACAGAAGAAAAGTTGCGTTGGCAGTTAATTGCAGCACAAATGAAGGTAGATATTTACAGAACTGAATCAGCTAATAACCGTAATTTAGAAAGGAACACATTATGAACGACTACTCATTCCCATGTATTTTGCTAAAAAAGTATCTTAGAGAATACTACGCATTATGCAATGACAAACAATACGCTAAAGCCTATGAAGTAGCAGTAGATATATCTGATTTAGCTTTACAACTAGAAACTATTGCTCAAGAACTGGCTAATAAACATGAATAAAGGTGAAAATTCTTATAAAGAAAGACAATCTGTTGAAAATGCTGCTGAATTTTATTTTGAACTTTATTGTGCTGAAAAAGAATACAAATTAAATAGAATTGGATTTAATGAAAAAAATGCAAATGTAGATAATTTTTTTAAATTAAACAAATATTTAAGAAACATTCCTGATTATGTTGTAAATACTCCAAATAGAACATTTGTTGTAAATGTAAAAGGAACGGGTAATTTCAAACAAAAAGAATATGAAATGTTAGATTATTTTGAAAAAATATATTCTACTGACGATGCACCATTGGTATATGCGTTTTGTTTTACTAATAAAAACCCAATTCTTGTTTCAATAAAAAAAATTAAAGAGTTATGGGCTAAATCAACTGATAAAACATGGTCAGATGGTGTTGTTTATAGAAATTTAGGAATATGACAAAAAATGAAAAAATACACAATAGGCGAGTTGCAGAGCTTGGATGTATCCTTTGCTACCAAAAGGGAACACCAGGAACGCCTGCCGAGTTGCACCATATCCGTAGAGCAGGACAAAGAAAAACAGCTCCCATCATCCCCTTATGTCCCTTTCACCATAGATTTGACCCAAATACCAGTATTCACGGAGCTGGGCGTAAAGCGTTTGAACGAAATAACAACACAACCGAAGAAGCGTTATTGGAATTAACATTACAATTACTGAATGAAACATTTACCTAGTGATAGCACCAAATATTGTGATTCTTGCAAAATCAAAAAGAAAAGTTGTACAGGAAAAGTAATAACAAGCCGTAATGGCTTAACCTACAAATGGATATGTAAAGACTGTGCTGATATTAAAGTTGCCTTACCCACCGAGCGTTAATACTTATTATCGTAAGTTTCGCAATATTATGGTCTTGTCTGAAAAAGGCAGATTGTTTAAAGAAGCAGTCCAAGACTATGTAATTGAAAACAGAGTCCCCAAATTAGGCAATAAACGCTTAGAGGTAACGATTTGGCTATATCCTAGAGATAAGCGTGTAACTGACCTTGATAATCGCTTAAAAGCGGTTTTAGATGCTTTGCAAGATGCAGGCGTATATGACGATGATTCTCAGATTGATGTATTGATGATTCAACGAGGAAAAATAGTTAAAGGTGGAAGTGTTACAGTAATGCTTGAAACTCTTGAAAATGAGTTGTAAAATAAAGACTCGTGAGGAGTTTTCCGCTTAGAAATAGGCGGTTTTTTTAAGGAGTCCAATATGGACAAAGAATGTGCTACCTTCGTTGCCACATTGTTGCATTCAGCAACAAACGCTCATTTTCAACATTTTACTACTGATTCTTTTGCCAAACATATGGCATTAGGCACATATTATGACGAAATTGTTGATTTAGTTGATGATTTTACTGAAACATACATGGGTGTTTATGGTCAATTCAAGTCTTTCCCTGATGTTTACCATTCACCTAAAGACATTGTTCCGTACTTTGAATCCTTACAAAAATTCGTAGCAGATGCTCGAAAAGAAATAGCTCCTGAACCTGAATTACAGAATCTAATTGACTCAATAGCTGATTTAATAGATTCTACTGTTTACAAACTTAAATTTTTAAAGTGAGAACATTATGCCATTAGATAAATCAGGCTCAAAAGAATCAGTCGGCAAGAACATTAAAGCCGAAATGAAAGCAGGCAGACCTAAAAAGCAAGCAGTTGCTATTGCATTAAATGTAGAGCGTGATAATGCTAAAGGTAGCCGTAAAGCCAAATTAGAAGAAGCCTATGGCAGATTCTTAGG